TAATAAACAACCCCGCCTTCCTGCTATGCAGCGCCCCCGCTGTTATGGCATCGGTCCGGGCCTCCCAGGCCAAAATCGCCGCCATGGCAACGTCAATCTTAAACGGGCTGTCATGGCGCTCTTTACGGATTAGCCATAAAGGTTTCCCTTCTTCGTCGCGCTGCGGTAAATCGTGCCGGTGCGCGTTGGCAATATGCCGCAGCAGCGCATCGTGCCCGTCATGGCTCAGCGCGCCATCTTGTATCGATGTGTTGAAATTCTCCAGCGCGTAACTCATGGCCTTGCGCCGGTTAGTCCACCACTCTATAACGGTATCCTCGCCATAATCCCCGGCCCATTTAGCAATCCAGCTCTGCCAATATGGCGGGTCTGCGTATAACCGCCAGACGTCATATTTTTCGAAGGTTTCGGCAATTACGGCGTCAACCTCCTCGCCGGGAACCTGCCATTTTTCCTCCTGGCCATATGGGCATTCCCAAACTCCAAGAACAAACTGGTATCCGGTTTCAACGTGCGTTCCTACCAGCCCGGTGGCGTCCCTAAACTGCGCCCCGTCAAATCCTAAAACAATCATGTCCCCCGGCTGCAGCGGGTTTTCGCTGGCCTTTAACCCGGCGAACTGCTGGCTGTCGAATGCTTTATAGGTTGAGCGAACGAGCCTGTTGCACCATACCCTTTCCCAATAGTTTCGGTCGGTCTGCGGGTCCCGCCATAACTCAACAATGCTTTCAATATCGCGCCAACTATGCGCCGGCCCGCTGGCCTCTATAACTGCAGCCCTGGCTCCCTCAATGGTTGTTAAATCGTGTTCATCGCCGGCCTGCCGGTGAAAGTAAAATAAGCGGCTATCCTTAACCCGCTTATCGTTAACAGCTTTCGCGTAATTCATGGTCGCCTCTGCAACGCTGCCCCCGCCCGGCTCCGGCGCCGTTGTAACCTCCAGGGCCCAGGCGTCCGCCATTTTACGCTTCGGCAGGTTCGCCATCATGGTCTGGTGGGCCTTTATTAATTTAGGGTTAACCCACCAGTGCGTTTCGTCTGCAACCTGAAACGTTGTCCGGGCCCCGTCCCTCGCGCTCGGGCTGGTTGATAAGCTAACCGCTTTTCCGTCGCCCTGCCGGCGCATTATGCGCTCGAGGCCAATATCGAAATCGTCCTTTAGCGGGCCTTCCCCCAAAATGGCCCGAAGCGCGCCATATGCCAACTCGTCAGATTGTTCCTCCGTATAGGCAACCAGCGGTATATAAGGGTCATTAACCGGCGCGCCATATGGGTTCCCTTGTTTGTCGAAGCCATCGCAACGAACCGGCCCTTCTTGGTGCAGCTCGCAGGCCGCTATCCATGCCGCCAGTTCTGTCTTGGCCAGGCCCTTTGCCAAACTTAACCCGACCCGCTTAAAGCGGCGCCGGCCGGCCTGGGCATGGCCCTTCGGATATATTTCATAAATGCGCCAAATCAGCGCCCTTTTTTCATCGTCTAACTGCGCCGGCTGCCCGCGTAAATCCCCCGGCCCAAATATTAAGTTCTGTTCAATAAACTGGCAAACAAGAGGGCCCAGCGTTGGCCAGGGTTCCTTGTCTGCGGGCACCATTAATACTGGCATTAATTAACCACCCCGAGCAGGGCCCGCGGGTCGCCGGCAGCACCTGCGCTGCTGCGTTTAGGTTGCTGCGCTGCCTGCCGCTTTGCCTGGGCTTCCTCGCCCTTTTGAACCTCCCATTGCAGCCGGCTCCGGTCAACCGGCGATAAACCGAACCGGGCTTCCTGCAGCCTGATTTCTGATAGCAGCTCTTTTGCCTTGCCCCAGGCCAGCGGGTCGTTAACCAGGATATAAAAATTATCAATTAACAGGGCCAGCCTGGCCAGCCCGTCGATGTCGGTTTCCAAGTATTCAGGCGCCATCGGCGAAGCCCAAACTTTGCGCCACCATTCAACGGTCAACGCCTGGTATATACGAACAGGCGGGAGCAATGGCGGGCCCTGCTGCGCCTGCCCGCTGCTTAACGTTGTAGCCCCGGCCTTTTTATTCTGCCGCTGCCTTATGTTCGCCGGCTTCGGTGCCGGCCCTTTGCCTCCCATAATTGCAGCCTCCCCGTTATACTTTCTTTAATATTTTAGTCGCGGTCAACTTGCCGCTTCTCGATTTTACTGTCAGCCTTTCGCTGTAACGCTTAATAACGGCCAGCGTGGGTGCCTGGCTTTTTATGCTAATCTCGGCGCGGTGGCGTTTAACAATAACCAATGCCGGCGCCTGGCTTTTTATGCTCAGCCTTGCCTTTCCAAACAATATTATTTCTTTATCTGCAACGTCCGCGGTGGCCCTGCTGGTTACTGCAGCCCTGCCCGCGAGCGTTATTTTGCTCATTGCAGCCATGGCGCCCCGCGCGTTGGTTGCCGTCCGCGCTGCTATGCTGGCCGCGGTATATATTTGCCCTTCGGCGCGGGCCTCTGTTATACTGGCCCCCGCTGTTAATATTACTTTAGTGCCTGCCGCTGCCGCGCTCCGCGCGTTGGTTGCTGTTCTGCCCGTTATGGTTATCGGCGCAGAGGGCAAACTAATATCGGAGGAGGCCCTGCCCGTTGTCGCGCTTCGGCCTGTAATACTAACCCCGGCAACAAGTGCCGAAATGGCGCTCCTGGTTGCCGTTGCCGATTTGCCCGCTATGCTAACCGGCGCCGCTCCAATGCTAACATCCGCGGCAGCCCTGGTTGCCGTTTTGCTGCCGCCGCCAATACTAACCCCGGCAAACAATGCCGCGGCAGCCCTGGCCTGGGTCAGCGTTCTGCCTTGTGTTGCCTGCGCCGCGATAATCTCTGCGCGCGCCGCGTTTGCCGTTAAACTCCGGCCTGCAACCTCAATATCGGCCGTTACCTCTGCGGCAGCGCGCGTGGTAGTCGGCGCCCGTATGTTAACCGCTGTTCCTGTATATAGCGTTAACTGCAGGCGGCCAGGCGTTGCCGTTTTAAGCCCTATTTTTACCTCTGTTTGTAAACCGGCCTCGGCTCTTGTATTTGTTTGGCTGCCCCCGCCAATACTAACCGGCGTCGCTATAGCTATCCCCGCCCGCGCGCTGGTTGCCGAGCGGCCGGATAAAGATATTGGCTCCGCTGCTGCTACTTGTATGTCGGCTGCCGCGCGGGCCTGGGCCAATGCTTTCCCGGATATGCCGATGCTGCTTTTGGCCCCGCCGGCGCTGCGGGTTCCCGTTGCAGAGCGCCCGGCAATTAAAATCGGATTTAAAACAATTTCCTCTTCATCAAACTGCATAACATGAACATATGCTGTGCGGTTCGCCTGGGTCATATAAAACCTGACCCGCATATCCTTCGTGTTAACCGCTTCGGCAAAATTTTCCGTTCTATACGCGCCATCGGGTGGCGTGCCGTTGTAAACCTGGTTCCAGCTGCTGCCATCGTGAACTTCGATTTGCATGGCGCTAACCTGCGAGCTTTGCCGGCTTGCGTAAACCCTAACCCCGGCGGCGTCAATAGCGGTCGTTAAATGCGCCTCCAACCATGGGCTCCAGGTGTTGCGCCCGCTGCCTGGGTGTGATGCCGAATTGGCCGTGTTGCCATTAATAGCATTTGTCGCAGATGTCCAGCCGTTCGCCGTTGCAGTATTCGGGTTAACCCATGCCATAATTCCACCACCCCTGCTGCATTATGCCGGCTTTACATATACTCCAATCGCCACTTCTAAATCGCCTGTCGGCACCGTAACCCCGTCGGAGCCGGTGGTCTTTGCTGTTCCAACTGCAGCCAAATACAGCAGCGTTCCGGCTGTTAGCGCGCTCCAAATTGAAAAATATTGAATTTCTTGCGATGCGTCAACCTGCGCCCCGGTCCACTCTGCGTCCGCGGTATTTAAAACCCGGCGCTCTGTGTTCGACGGGTGATTGGCAGGCGCGTCCCCAAACGTAAGTGCCTTCCTTGCAATATCCGCGGAGCTTACCTGGGCAACGTTGCCCGGTCCTGCTGCGCCTGGGTCGCCGGTATGCAACCATAGGTGCGGTGTCGCGCCCCCGCGTAAATCGGCGTTCAGTTTTGCATCTGCGTTCTGGTAAGACATTGCCATAACATTATTCCTCCTTTACCAAAAATCATTCCTAACATTTAAGCTCGCCCGCGACAATACCGGCAGCCCGCCAACGGTGCCCCCAAATTCGAAGCCGTAGTCGGTGGCCGCTATTGTCCGGTCGTAATAATATATGCCGGTGCTTAATTTTAAGGCCGGTGCATCAAGCAAAACATTTTTATCGACCCCCAGGATTTTGACCC